ATATGGCTGGATCTTTTCTTCGCAGATTTTGTTCATGAAGCGAATCACTTTCTTCGAATCACTTGTATCTGGGAAAAACTTTTCTACAATAGGTCCAAGATTTAGATAAATCGAATCTGTATCCGAAGCAATAACATAATCCTCGTTACCAGTCTTTAACAAGATATTCATATACTTGTTAATCTTCTGCTCAATCCAACGGATAGACAGCTGACCTGCTGTCGTGATGCCTTCAGCGATGCGAATATCGAAGAAGCGGAAGTATTGGTTACCCAGCGCACCGTAAGCGGAATTTAGTGTAACCTTTTTAGCCAACTGAAGATTATTGTATCGAGCAACTTGTTTCTCGAGATACTCAACCTGATTCTTATCCTCAAGAACAGTTTCGATTTTCTTCTTGGCTTCCAGGGCTAACTTCTTATAGCGTGTACGATCTTTGTACATGCTATCCATAATCTCAGGCATTACACCTTGCTGTTTTGTGCTGAACAACTGACCATTCGGAGTCAGAGTCGCACCGAAGTCTTTTAGTGGCGATGTATCAATACGCTGGTTAAGCAGAGTATCAACCTCAATCTTACGATTACCAATAAACTGCCGCATCTCATCAGTATACTTCGCTGGCTCTATAAGAGTTTCCATCGAAAGATTATACTGCATAATCAAGTGCGGATACAGACTGTTCAAGTCAAACGACGCAACCCATTTGTGCATACCAAGAATAGGGTCCTTAACATAGGCACCTTCATATGCTGTTTTCTTATCGCCACGCTTCATCTGTGGGATAACAATCTTTTTCTTCAGCAGATAATTGTAAACAATCGCATCCCACATACGAACTTGAGTAAAGACGTCGTCGTAGTTGACCTTATTATCATATGCAAGAGTCAACGCCAACTCGATGAGTTTCATCTTGTCTTCGAGTTTCTCTACAAGTTCAACGTCGCGAATATTATATTCAATAAACTTTTGATAGTCGTGCTTGTAGAGTTGGTGTAGACTTTCGAACTCAGAGTAGTCTAGTTTCTTTTCGCCAGTTTCAATGTGAGCAATGTGGTCCAGGCGATATGACTCTTGCTGCGAGTATGTAAACTTGCGATAAAGTTCTAGATAGTCAAGAGTTGAAACACCAACAATATCATAGATGATATGCTCGCGATTCATGAAGAATGCTTCGCGCTTGTCTAGATAATTCCACGGTGACAACTTCTTTGCTTCTTGCTCACCAAACAATTTGGTGATGCGATTTACAAGATAAGGAATATCGAAGGTCTTGATATTCCACCCTGAAACTACATCGGGATGAAATCTTGTCCAAAAGTCGAGGAATCTTCGTATGAGATCTGATTCATCTCGGCACTTTGCATAGTGCACGTCGTCACGGTGCTTGATATAATCGCCACAACCAAACACAAAATAATTACCTTTGAGTTTAATAGTGATGGCTGTGACTTCTTCGATCGCATCTTTTGGCTCGGGGAATCCGTTTTCCGATCCGACCTCGATGTCAATATAGGCAATGCTAACCTTATTAATATCCCAGAGTATATCATCACCAAAAGTATCGGCAATAAAAGAATACTCGTAACGATTATTACCGTACACAGGAAAATTATCGACACTTTCGTACCTCTTTAAAAAATCGCGACACTCTGGAATGGTTCCTGGTTGTATTGGTTTTACAGAGTTACCATCCAGAGTTTTAATGTCTGTTTGTTCTTGGCTAAGAAGATAAAATGTGGGCTGGTACTCGATCTTGCGTCGAACACGCCTGTCGTTCTCTACGCCTCTGAAAAGAATATACTTCCCTGAGACGGAGATATTGGTATAGAAATCAGACAAGGTTTATCCCGTAATCAACTGCTTTGGTGGAACAACTATTCCTGCGCCGAAGATTTGATTATAACCGTTTTTCACTTCATCAGCAACTTCTGAGATGACAAGAATATGATTCTTGTTGATTGTAAACGGAGGATTACTTGCTTGCATCCACGGCATAAAACCAAGAATTGGTGCGCCATCTTTGCCGCGCTGAAGAACGCACTGGATTAGTGAAAGTGATTTGAGTATCACTCTCCTCTTCGATTTCTACAATTAATTCCTCGCCATTTACGAGTTTTAGTGCTTTGATTGCCATTTGTGTTCACCTTTTTGTATTTGTCAAATAAATCTTTTTGCTTCGGGTTCTTTACTTCACCGTTCAAATAAAGAACATCGTGAATCATAACCCATGTGTCATTGCCAACTCTTAATTGCCAACCATTATAATCTACTATCTCTATCTGTTTAGATATGAGAAGGTCGCGGAGTTCTGCGAGTGAATGCATTATTCTTCGCTGCCGCCAGTGTCCATAGATTGACGCTTGAGTTTAAAGCCAACATGATTGCTATGAGCAGCAATAAAAGAACGCTTTAGTTGCCCACGCTCATGCGCGTCTTTTACCCAACCATTTGTCTCAGCCATTGCTAAGATGCGCTTGAAATGGCGCGGAAGTTTTGCATCAAAAAAATCACTGCGATTAGCCATTTAGTAATTCCTCACACTTTTTCCAAAACTGTTCTTGTTGACCTTCTACTCTAATCTGGAAGTTATGCCAGAATAGATCTCCATCATCACCGTAAGTTGTGCCTAAACCATAATTTGGTAAATTATTTTCAAGAGTCCAATATGGGCGACGATCTTGTTCCCAATCGTATCTATATACCTCTCTATCATACTTCGTTGGGAGACATAAGTCAACCTTTACACCTGCGGCTTCAGCAGCATATGTGTATTCCTCAGCAACATCGCCACGAGGAGTTTCTAGAGCTGATGGAGAACCCATCTTGATAAAGTTTTCTCTTGAGAGAGCAAGAGCAGAAGGTGCAGCGAACAAATGATTGTCATTCTTGATGTGACCAGAACGCTGAGCATTGCCAATTAACGAACCTTCAGCAGCAAGAGTTAGATAAGTTTCTATAGCATTTTCACTGACTGGCAAGCAATCAATATCTAAGAATAAAATAATATCACAATCTAATTGTTTGTTAATGTTTTGGTCTTTTAGCGTTGCGACTTGTGCACCGTTTAGCGTCCACATGTAATCCATAAACAATCCATGCGGGAACTCACCCTGGACCATGATGTGCTGGATTTTTAGTGGATTAAACTTTTCTACAACCTTGCGCTGATATTCGACAGTCTTTTTGTCGATATTTGGCATAAAATAAGATGCTATACATGCTTTCATATTACTTACTCTGGTGTGCTTCAAAGACTCGCTTACGAAGACTGCTAGAACTAAAACTGTGGTCGCGACTGTTGAATACCAACTCAATACCACGTCGTTCACAAATAGCGCGACCTGTAAACTCTTTCTCCATGTATTCTACACCAAGAATACGAACATTGATTGGAAGAGTCAAAAGAATATCTTCAACATCGCGTTCAGTGTTATATACAATAATCTCATCAACAAATCGAACGGCACTTAAACTAATCTGTCGTTCAACGATAGACTGAATTGGCGGATTTTTTTCTGGTCTATCTAGACTAGCATTATTCTGTAATCCGCAGATTAGATAATCGCAATGCTGTTTGGCTTCGGCTAACATTGTAACATGACCTGCATGCAACAGATCAAACTGCGAGAATGTGATGCCAATCTTTAGACCTTGCTTCTTTAGGTCATTAAGTTTATCTAGAATCATATAACTGAGTGCAAAATAATTCCGTGAATGTACTCAACAATGCCATAATCCCGACTCGGCACATAGAAGTGTAGATCGGAATCATTTGCATACTTTTTACGCAATTTATTGTTTGGGTCGAAACCAGACAGCGTAATCATGTTATACTTACCTGCACAGAACTCAGCAGCATTTAGAATATTCTGAGAGTTACCTGATGAGGAGATAAGAATGACCAGTGTTTTTGGTTCAATAAACTGCTTCAGGAATTCTGTATATGCATTTTCCCAACCATAGTCATTGGCATAGCAAGTCAATCGAGAAGAATCACAGAAACAGATGGCTCTCTTGCCAAGTGCCTTTGTATAATCTTGCGCAACATGACCTGTAATTGCATTACTTCCGCCATTACCCAGAAGGATAATGTGGTTATGGTCGCGAATCGCAGTTTTAAGGTACTCGAGATCTAGTGGGTCGATTGCGTCTAAACAATCTTTAAATTCTTGTAAATTCATTTGTTAAGTTAATATACTTCAATCCAGTTTCAGAAATGCTAATTTTATTACAACGCTCATACTCCTTTTCGATGCAGGAGTTCTTACGAGAGAAGATTAAAAAGTAGCCGCCATTTCCAGCACCGCATAATTTATGCGAGAGAACTAAATCATCATAACTCAGTTTTCTATCCAAGTCAACTAATACTTCGTTCTCGCAGATTAGTTTGCTGGTTCCCTTTTTAGTTTCCCAAGACCGTTTTATAATCTTGTTAAACTCAGAAACATTACAATCATTAATTGCCGTTTCTAATTCATCCACGTCGTTCAACAACGGTAACAATTTGTCAATGTTTAGACTTTCGAGAACCGTTGTAGAATTTCGCAGCACACCTGTATATAGTAGGTGAATGTCCATGTAATCGAATATCTTTGTGTTTAGATATCTAATCTCTGGGTCTTTACCTCTATGGAAATTGATGCGCTTCAGTCCACCCATACTACCATAAAAATCTTGTTGTCCGACCAGAGGATTAAACTTGCGTTCTATGTCCTCAGCAATCTTACAGACTTCAAACTCAGTTATCGGGTCATTACGCCAAACATGGATTGCTTTAATTAGAGCCTGTAGATACGAGGAAGATGCAGCCAGACCAGAACCAGCCGAATAGATATCTGAGACTAAAGAACAATTGATTCGTTCTACCTTGAGATATTCAAAGCAATGGCGAACCATTTCATTTTGAATCTGAGAGATTTCCTTTACAGTTTCGCGTTTAGAATAACTGATGTTATAGTTTTCATCAATGGTATTAATACCAAAGACATCGCGATGTATTGTGATATATGTGCGCAGCGAAGAAGGAAAACTAATAAC